GACCGCAGCGGCCTACAGGCGCGGCTGCATTGGTCCATGCGCGACCGTGCAGAGACGATGCGGCGGGCGCGGGACAATGCCGGGACAGCGATCAGGTGGGCCGTGCGGCCGTTGTTCGCATCGCTGGCCCCAGCCCATCAGATCGAGGAAGCGGCGGGCAAGGCGAACGGCGACGTTCTGGCGTGGTCGGAAGTGGCAGAAATCCTGCGCGATGAAATGGCTCGCGCGCTGCGTTCGAGGCGGGGATGATGCGCGTGGACGCAGAATGGGACGCGGCAGAATACGAGCGTTTGCGCGCCGCTGAAGTCGCCGCCAACGCCAAGCCGAAGGACTTCACCGCCACGGCGCTGCGCACGCGCAACCTGTCGGCGATCAAGCCACGCCCCTGGATTTATGGGCGCGAACTGGTGCGGGGCTTCGTGTCTGTGTTGGGCAGCCCCGGCGGCACCGGCAAGACGGCATTCGTCGTCGCGGTGGCGCTGTCTATCGCAACCGGACGGTCGCTGCTGTCCATGCTCAAGACGGTGGACATCTACAAGGCGGTTCACAAGTCCGGCCCGGTCTGGCTTTACAATCTTGAAGACCCCGCCGACGAGATGGACCGGCGCATCGCCGCCGCCCTCAAGCATTACGGCGTCGATTTCGAGGACGTGGCGGATTGCGTCTACGTGGACAGCGGACGGGATCGCCCGCTTGTGGTCACGCGGCGGCTGCTTGACGGCACACTCGTCAAGACTCCCGTTGTTGATGCGCTGGTCAAGGAATTGAAGGACCGCGACATCCGGCTATTGGTCATCGACCCCTTCGTGCAGTCCCACACGGCTGAGGAAAACCGCAACGAAGAGATGAACATGGTCATGGCCGCATGGGGCCAGGTCGCCAACGATGCTAACTGCGCCGTGTGGCTCATCCATCATTTCCGCAAGGGCGGTCAATCAGGGGATGCGGAATCCTTTCGCGGCGCCGCCGCCATCCAAGGCGCCGCGCGCGTCATGTCTACCCTCAGCACCATGTCGGCCGAAGAGGCAAGCAAGTTGGGTGTGGAGGATGGCGACCGCTGGCAATACATCCGCCGCGACAACGCCAAGGCCAACATGGCGCCCCGATCCTCCGATGCCGAATGGTACCGCTTGGCCAGCGTCAGCCTTGAGAATGGCGATGACGAATACCCGCTCGGCGATAGCGTCCAGGTGGCAGAGACGTGGGCACCCCCGTCGCCTTGGGACGGCATCCCATGGGCACTGATCGTCCGCATGCTGGACAAGATCGACGCAGGCCCCGAGCCCGGCGAGTTCTACGCCTTTGCCAAGCAGGCCAACCACTGGTGCGGCAACGTCGTCATGCAGACCGCACAGCGGCAGGAAGGACAGGCCGCAACCATCGTCAAGGCATGGTTGGACAATGGTGTGTTGGTGAAGAGCACTTACAAGTCACCCGCCCGAAAGAACGCTGACAGCGCCTGCGTGAGGGTGGATCGCTCCAAGGTCGCAGAAATGCGACGCGCCATTTATGGGGAGGATGAGGGTGCAGATTGACCTGTTCCAACCCCCCGGAGAAGTGCGGGAAAAGTGCGGAGAACTGCGGAAAACCCGCCGCACTTCTTCTTCTGCCGCTAGTGGGAATGGGAACTGCGGAAGTCCGCACTTCCCCTTCTCCGAAGTGCGGAGAAGTGCGGGCAGTTCCCATTCCCACTACGCGGCAGGTAGCCGGCAAAGAACTGCGGAACCGGAAGAGAAGGATGCAGCGTCTCAAATTCGGTATGCGATGGCCGAGCGACATGAATTGCAGATCGCGTTCAGCGAGGCGCACCGCAGGTTAGAAAATGCATGGGCAGATCCCAACAGCACCACGGAGGCGCGGCCGGCATTTTTCTTCACCGTGGCGGCGGATCATCCCGCATCCACCGTTCATGGGCCGCGAGCCTGCGCTCCAGCCATTGCGCCACGTCGTCGGGCACGCGGTAGCCGGGGCGCGTCCAGTTGGCGACGGTGTTGCCGCTGCGGCCAAGCTGACGCGCCAAGCCCGCCGGGGTCCATCCCAGGCGGGCGAGGGTGGCGAGGTACATGGCGGGGGTCATTTATCCTCGCGGCTCAAACTTGGTCGGATCGTTGCACACAAGGCAGCGGGACCAATCCGGCTTGCCGGCGGGATCGGGCGTCCGCACCCAGCCTTGTTGGTCGCGGTCGCAATGCAGGCAAAGTTCAGCAACCCACATGGTTGCCGTCCCGTAGCGGCGGGGAAGGGGGCTCATGCCCCCACCTCGAACGGCAGTTCCATTACCTGCTTAAAATGGCCCTTAACACGATATCCGGCGGCAATGCGGATGCGATCGTAAGCCCATCCGGTTTGTGTATCGGCCAGTTCAGCCATCATCTGCGGGGCGGCTTGCTCGATCATCGCGCGAAGTTCGGTGCGAGTCTGAGCCGTCACGTTGCGGATCGAGATGATCTTGACCCCGTGGGTGTAGCTGGCGGCGGTGGCAATCATTTCCAGGTTGGCCATCGGTCTGTCTCCCTCTCTGATGAACAAACCATACGCCTATCCGCCGCGCGTGTAAACAGAAAAATCGCCTATGCAGGAGGTTTTTTATGACCCCATCCGACATAGCCCGCGCGATCTGCTGCCCCAGCGGCACGTGCATCCGCCCGGAACGCTGTTTCGCCACCACGCCGGGCGAGCAGACGCTTGTTGACGTGAAGGTGGCCGCGAGCGCCGTGCACAAGCTGCTGTGCGAGCGGTGGCGCGAGTGGCCGAGGCATCAGGGGCCTTTGTCGAGGACGACGGTGTATGGAGGGGATGAAGGATGACCCAGCCCGCAGCCGGCGAAGCCCGGCCTCGCCCGCGCTATGGCCTGCCAGGTCGCAAGCAGGGCAACCCCGCAGATCGCGCTCGCGGCGAGACCGTTCGCGCCGTGCTGGCCGTGACGCTCAAGCCCAGCAAGGTATTGCCGCTTGAAACCGTGCTGAGAATGATTCAATTGGATCGCTCGTCTCTCCTGCGGCATCTGGCGATCATGCAGGAACTGGGGAAGTTGAACGGATACAGCACGGCCAATGGTGTGGTGAGGGTGTGGTGATGGCTGAGAGCAGCCAGCAACAGCGCGGGGCAGGGCGCCCGTTCCAGAAAGGCCAGTCTGGCAACCCAGGCGGCAGGCCCAAAGAAATAGGCCATGTCAAAGAGTTAGCCAAGGAACAGACCGAAGCGGCGATTGCCACGCTCATGGAGATACACGCCGACAAGACGCAACCGGCGCCTGCGCGTGTTGCTGCGGCGACGGCGTTGCTTGATCGCGCATGGGGCAAGCCTACGCAGGCGGTGGACATGACCAGCAAGGGCGAGCGTGTGGGCTACGTCATTCCGGTGCCGCCTGAGGTCGAGGACGCCGCCGCATGGGCGACACGACACAAGCCCCACTGATCGCATGGGCGCCGCAGCCCGGCCCGCAGACGGCGCTGTTGACGTGCCCGGTGTTCGAAGCGTTCTTCGGTGGTGCGCGCGGTGGCGGTAAGACGGATGGCATGTTGGGCGAGTGGGCCGTGCATGCCGACCGTTACGGAGAGAACGCCATTGGCCTGATGGTGCGACGGACGCGCATCCAATTGACCGAGACGTTTGAGCGGGCAAAGACGCTGTTCAAGCCGTTGGGGGCGACGTTCACAGAGCATCCCATGCGAGTGCTGATGCCGGGCGGTGGGCGGCTGAACTTTGCGTATCTGGAGCGCGACAAGGACGCCGAGGGCTATCAGGGGCACAGCTACACGCGCGTTTACGTGGAAGAGATCGGCAACTTCCCATCGGACGCGCCGATCAAGAAACTATTCGCCACCTTGCGGTCGGGCGCGGGCGTGCCGTGTCGGTTCAGGGCAACAGGCAATCCAGGTGGGCCGGGACACCAGTGGGTGCGCGCCCGATACATCGACCCGGCCCCGCAGGGCTACGAGGTGATACGCGACCCTGAGACGGGGATGGAGCGCGTCTACATCCCGTCCCGCGTGCATGACAACCGATACGTCGGGGAAGCCTACATCAACCAGTTGCGCATTTCTGGCTCGCCCGAACTCGTGCGCGCGTGGCTCGAAGGCGACTGGTCCGTTGTGAGCGGCGCCTTCTTCCCCGAATTCAGCATGGAGCGGCACGTGATCGCACCGCGCAAGCTGCCCGACCATTGGCTGCGCTACGGGGCAGGCGACTGGGGCAGCGCCAAGCCGTTCGCCTGGCTGTGGTTCGCGGTGTCGGATGGCTCGCTGCCTGAGTTCCCGCGTGGCGCGCTGATCGTCTACCGCGAGTGGTATGGCAGCACGGGCGAGCCGAACGTGGGGCTGCGCATGGTGGCCGAGGACGTGGGCGCAGGCGTGGCCGAGCGGCAGAAGGATGACCCGCGATACGAAGGACGGGCGATCTGGCACGTGCTTGACCCTGCCGCGTGGGCAGAGGATGGCGGCCCGTCGATTGCCGAGCGCATCAGCCGCAGCGCCAAGTTGGTGTTGCGCCGCGCCGACAACGCCCGCGTGTCGCAAAAGGGCGCCATGGGCGGATGGGATCAGGTGCGCTCGCGGTTGCAGGGCGAGGAAGGGCGGCCGATGGTGTATATCTTCAGCACATGCACGCACCTGATCCGCACGTTGCCGGCGCTTCAGCACGATCCAGACAGGCCCGAGGACGTGGACACGGACGGCGAGGACCACGCGCCCGACGCGTTCCGCTATGGGTGCATGGCGCGGCCCTACGTGCGCAAGGTGCCAGAGGTTGAGCCCGGCAAAATCCTGTCGGTCGGCTCGCTCAATCAGGTGACGCTGGAAGATTTGTACGCGAAGCAGAGGGCGGGACGGAGGGTGAGGATATGAACCGACGCGGCTTCATCGCAGGCTTGGGCGCGCTTCTGGCCGCGCCTGCCATCATCCGCACGCCGGGGCTGTTGATGCCGGTGAAGGCGCCTCCGATCATCAGGACGCTGACGCTTTCGGAAATCGTGACGATCACGCTTCGTAATCGGGCGGGCGCGCTGGCGGAAAGCGTGACGCGCAACAACGCTCTGTTGGAGCGACTAAAGGCGCAGGGCGCGCTTCGTGAAGTTTCTGGGGGAATCCAGCTTGTGAACATCACGGCGAACACGCTGTTCATCCGCCCCTAATGGCGGAATAGCCACAATCCCCACGCGCGGGAGTCCGTAGCCGCTACACCAGCGGCATGGATTTCACCGGGCCGCAGCCGTTCAATGTGCAGATCGGGCCAGAGGCGGATATTGCGCCGCCTGTCCGCATGCCTGTGCTTGGGCCTGCGCTGCCTGATGTGAAGCAGGAGATCACGCCGGACAAGGATCTGTATCCGCCGCGTGGGCGTGGGGTTCGGAATGGGGTGGTGCGGTGACTCACATCATCGCAGCCCGCTGGCAGATGATCGAACTCATCCGCCACACGCCGATGCCCGCAATGGAGCGGCTGCGTAAGCTGTTCAACCTTGGCTTGCGCGGCGCCGAGTTGCAGCGCGCGATCCGGCCCGTCGCATGAGCGGCACCAGCCCCGATAGCGTCACCTACCCGGCGCAGGATTACGGGCTTCTCACGCCGTATCCGCCGGTTGAGGTGTCGGTTCTGGACTACGGCGCCGATCCGACCAACAACGACGACAACTATCTCGCGTTCACGCAAGCATCCGATGCCGTGCCCGCTGGCGGCGTGCTTGTCATCCCGCCGGGCAACTACAAGATATCGCGCGGCGTGCCTCTGCGGTCTGGCGTGCATGTGCGCGGGGCAGGGCGGCAGGCGTCGCGCATCATTGCGGAGAGCAACTTCGCCAACCCGGGCGATGCCAGTTATAGCTTCTTCTACAACGAGAACTGGAGCGCGGCCGACCTGGCCAGCGGCGACACCGACATCAGCGTAACGGGCATCACGTTCGACTATTCGTGGCGCACCACCACCAACGCCTTCAAGCCGCTGAACTTCCGCTACGTCACGCGCCTGCGGATCGAAGGAAATTATTTCTACTACGGGGGCAACTCCATTGCCTGCCGTGGGTGCGAACAGACGTGGGTGGTCGGCAACAGCGCGTTCGAGTTCCGCAACTGCGCATGGGATTTTTGGGAAGGGCCGGGCACAACCTACGTGCTGAACAACTACGCCGAGACCTCCGACACGGCGCAGATGTTGAACTTCAACCCAGAATACTCGCCTGTCGCGTCGTCGCCGCTGGATGTGGTGGGCAAGCGGCTTGTCGTGCAGGGCAACGTGTTTAAGGGCACGGGCGCCAGTGCCGAGCCTTGCCAGATAGAACCGTTGGGCAATCGCCAAAACGGCATCACCGACGTTGTGATTGCGAACAACCAGTTCATCCGGACGTATCTGGTGCATCGCGGCTACGTCTACCGGCTGGCGATCACCGGGAACACGTTCAACGATTACCCCGACCCGAACGCGTCGGTCATCATCGTGTATGCGAACAACGGCTACACGCCAAAAGCGGTCACGATCACTGGCAACGTGATTTGGGAGCCGGGCACAAACAGCGCCAACCTGGGCGTGATCCGGTGCCAAGTTGATAACGCCGTCATCACCGGCAACGTCATCACAGGCACGACCTACACCGCTGATCCGATCTACGTTGGCACCGGTAAGCCAACGTTTTTCGGCAACTACCTTGAGAAGCTGGGCGTCACCGGGCGGATGCAGCAGGGGTTTGTGATCAGCAACCCCAACGACGCCACGAACAACCTGCGCGCCTGCATCGGCTGGGAAGACACCGACGGCGACCCGCTGCGGATGTACATGGCGGGCGATTTCTTCCAGTTCTGGAGCACCAACGCGGACGGCACGGCGCGGCAGGTCTGGTCCATGCAGGCGAACAATAGTTCGCAGCAGTTCCAGTTTCTCGTAGGGGTGTTGGTTCAAGACTTCTTCCGCAAGGGCATCAGCACGGGCTTGACCGCGACGGGCACGACGCAGCCCGGCGCCACGGCGCTGGTGCAGAACTTCAACGAGGTGACGACCACGGCGGCCAATACCGGCGTGCGGTTGCCGAGCGGCGCAACGGTGTCCGTGACCGGGCTTGAAATCACTGTGTGGAACGCGGGCGCGAACACCCTAAACGTTTACCCGCCGGTCAGCGCGCAGATTGACGCGCTTGGGTTGAACAACCCGGACACCATCGCGGCCGGCGGGTGCAAGACGTATGTTGGGGTTTCGTCCATCCTCTACAGGATCAAATCATGACCACCGGCATCGACAGCGCGACCTACCCTTCGTCGGGGTTTGGGGTACTTCCTCCATATAGTAACACGAATCGGATGCTGGCGTCCAAGTATCCGGCCTACATCGCGATTGCATCGCAGCGCGCGATGCCTGACGGGCTGACCGTTGAAACGGTCGCGAATACCTTGAATAGCCGCATGGGCTTGACCACGCCGACGAGCGGCAGCGTAACCGATATTGTGTTGTCCTATCCGCAGTTCGTGCAGAACAACCCGGAAGAGGACTTCGGCGTCTCCTACACGGTCACAGCGGCAATCGAGTATCCGGCGGGCACTTTCACCCCCGTATGGACGGCAGCCGGCTCGCGCAGCCTTTCGGTCGGGCCGGGCCGTGGGGTTGTCAGCTTCCAGCCCTGTCCGGTTGCGATCCCGGCGGGAACGCGATTCTGGGTCAAAACCTTCGCTAGCTGGACGCCGGGCAACTTCTCCTTATCGGCCAAATGCGCGTCGTTCGTCGCGGGTGATGGCACCGTCCGTGGGACCGACCTTTCCGACAATACGCTTGTCGCGGGCACGCCGACCACCACAAGCACGGCAGGCTTCGGCCCTTCCGTGTATGGGCGGATCAGTTCGCCCGGCGCCGTGCTGGGTGTGATTGGCGACAGCATCTCGCAAACCGCGACCGAGCCGGGCGACCCCGTGACGGGATGGCAGTTCTTCCAGCGCGCAATGCGGGGTGTGATTCCCGTCCTGAACGCCGGCCGCAACAGCGATTCCATGGCCTTCTACCTCCAGCGCAACGAAGGACGCTCGTCGCTATTTCGCGACAGCATCACGCATATGTGGATGGCCCTCGGCCGTAATGACTGCGGCGTTTCCAGCCTTGCGAACATGAAAACGAATTACCAGAAGATCATCGCGCAGTATCTCGCGCGGGGAATTCCGGTCTACGGGAGCACCATTACTCCGTGGGTTACGTCCACGGACGGCTACATTACGCGCGCCAATCAGACCATCGTAACATCGGGGGGCCGGGAAGTTACGCGGCTGGCCTTCAACGACTGGTTGCGCACAAACTGGAAATCCCTTGGCCTGACCAATCTCGCTGATTGGGCCTTGGTGATTGATCCGTCGTCCACCGGACTATGGTCTTTCGACCCCGTGGGCACCGGCCGCAGCGCGCAGGGTTTTGCTACCATCTCCAACGGCGTTGTCACCGCGTGTTCGATGGGCTCGTACCTCCTGACGAACAATTCGGGCGGTTCTGCCTACGCGGCATCTACGACCATTCCTTGTGGGGTCATCACCTATCCCGGCGCATCCGGTGGCGGGGCAGTCATCACCGGAACCGCCAACTCCTCCGGGCTGATCACGGCGTACACCGTCGTGGATGGCGGCAGCGACTATTCCTATCCTCCGATGGTCTCGCCTTACGGCAGTTGGACGAACGACGGCATCCATCCGGATTCGCGGGGCTACGACATGATCATTGCGGGCTGCCAGATGTGTCCCGAAATGTTCGTTTTCTAGGAATGAGCCATGAGCACCTTCCAATCCTTCTCCCTGCCGGCAAACAACGACACGCTCGCCTGTTCGACCAAGGCGGCAAGCGTGGCGCTGTCCGGCACGGGCGACACGATCCTCGTCTCCAACGTCACCACGGTTGAGGCGTTCATCGCGGCTGGAGATTCCACCGTCACTGTGGTTGCGGGCGGCTCGTCCACCAAGGCAGCGGACGGCGGCACCAGCGTGCCGGGTGGCACCACGCTTACGTTCAGTGTCCCCGACACTGTAACCCATCTGGCGGGCATCACGGGTGCCAGCACGACCACGTTGCGGATCAGCCGGGGGAGTGGGGGCTAGTTGAGCGGCACCATCACGCAGCGGGCGCGCGACCCCGCCGACTTCGGCCGGGACAAGCGCGGGGTTGCGGCGCGGTGGATCGCGGAATTGCGCCTGGCCGAACAGGACGCGCACCGGTTCGTCACGCGCGGGCGGGAGATCGAACGGCGCTATATGGACGAGCGCACCACGCCCGAGCGCGATCAGGCGCGGATGAACATCTTTTGGTCCAACGTCCAGACGCTCAAGCCCGCCATCTACGCCACGCCGCCGAAGGCCATCGTGCAGCGCCGGTATCTCGACCAAGATCCGGTTGCGCGCGCTGCCAGCACGATTCTGCAACGGGCGATCCAGACGAACATCGACCAGACCGGCTGGCACGAATCCACCGACATGGCGGTGCTGGACTACCTTGTGCCGGGCCGTGGCGTGTGCTGGGCGCGGTATGAGCCGCATTTCGATGATGTGCAGGCGGGCGCCGTGCAAGCGGGGGAAGCCGCAGAGGACGGCATGGCCGCGCCGATGGAGGGGGGCGAGTCAGTTCGCAAGGAATCCTTGACAACTGAACAACCCATCGCCCCCGACGCCGACAACCAGCCCGGCATGCCCAAAGACGACGGCCTGCAAGTCACTAACGACGCAGAAGGCCAGATCGTCACCTACGAGGAAGTCTGCTGGGACTACGTGAACTGGCAGGACTTCCGCCACTCGCCCGCGCGCACCTGGCAGGAAGTGCGCTGGGTCGCGCGCAAGGTGCTGATGGGCCTTGAGGACGGCATCGAGCGGTTCGGAGAGATGTTCCGCGACGTGCCGATGACGCACCGCCCGGACGGCCTACATCCCGACGACGAGGCGTATCAACTGTTCTGCCGCGCCATCGTGTGGGAGATTTGGGACAAGCCGACGCGCAAGGTGCTGTGGGTTTGCCCGGACTACGGCGACGCGCCGCTTGATGAGAAGGATGACTTCCTCAAGTTGAATGAGTTCTTTCCCTGCCCGCGTCCGCTCTATGCGACGCTGAACAACTCGTCCCTGATGCCGGGCGCCGACTTCCGGTTTTACCAGGACCAAGCGAACGAACTGGACGACCTCACGGGCCGTATCCAGAAGTTGGGCGAGGCGATCAAGGCCGTGGGCGTCTACGACGCGGCCAACGAGGGCGTGCAGCGCATTTTCAACGAGGGCGCGGAGAACACGCTCATCCCGATCGAGAACTTCGGCTCGTTCTCGGAAAAGGGCGGCTTCAAGGGCGCTGTGGACTTCATGCCGCTTGAGCCGATGGTGATCGCGCTCAAGCAGTTGATGGATGTGCGCGAGCAGACGAAGCAGGACTTGTACGAGATCACCGGCATTTCCGACATCGTGCGCGGGCAGGGCATGGCGTCGGCCACGGCGACGGCGGAACGGCTCAAGGGCCAATTCGCGCAGTTGCGGCTGCGGTCCCGCGTGGGCGACGTGGCGCGGTTCTGCCGTGACATGGTGCGGATCACGGGCGAGATCATCTGCAAGCACTTCCAGCCGGAAACGCTGCTGTTGCTGAGCGACTACCAGCAGACCATGGGCGCCGACCCGCAGATGGCGATGCAGGCCATTCAACTGCTGAAGAACGACCAGGCGCGCGGCTTCCGTATGGAAATCGAGGTGGATTCCACCGTGATTGCCGACCAGGAGCAGGAGCAGCAGTCCCGCGTGGCGTTCCTCCAGATGGCGGGCCAGTTCTTGGAGCAGGCCGTGCCGCTGGCGCAGCAGGTGCCGCAGCTTGGGATGCTGGCGGGGCAAATGCTCCTGTTCGGCATCCGTGGGTTCCCGGTTGGGCGCGAAATGGAGACGGTGTTCGAGACGGCGTTGGAGCAGTTGCAGCAGGCGTCGCAGCAGCCGCAGCAGCCGGCGCCGCCTGATCCGGCGATGGTGAAGGCGCAGCAGGACGGGCAGGTTGCGATGGCCGAGTTGCAACAGAAGGGCCAGATCGAGCAGGCCCGGATGCAGATGGAAGCCGCCGACGCGGAGCGGAAGCACGCCATCGAGCAAGCGCGGTTGGTGTTGGATCAGGCCAAGATGGACCTGGACGCGCGCAAGGTGGCCCTTGAGGAACGCCGCGCCGAGCAGGACGCGAACAACGCCGAAGCCGAGCGCGGGTTGAAGACGCGGCAGATCGACGCGGACGAGCGCGAGAAAGAAGCCGAGCGCCAGGTGGGCGAGGTAACGGCGATCAGCGATGCCGTGGCGCAGATGCAGGGGATGTTGGACGCCCTGACGGTGCGGCACGAACAGGTGGCGAAACTCGCATCTGCGCCGCGTCGCGTGACAATTGAGCGCGGGTCGGATGGGCGGGCGATTGGCGCGCGGCAGGAACTGGAGGCGGCGGAATGAGCGATCTAATCCTAACCATTCGCGGCCCCATGGCGGCATCGGACCTGACGTTCTCGACCGGCGAAATCGACAACGAGAACGAACACACGACGTGGGAAGAGTGGCGCGACGATACCGGCGCCATCGTCAAGCGCAATGTGCATGTGCGGCTGAAGAAAGGCGCCGAGTTGGTGCTTGAGCAGGAGTCTTTGGGCTAATGGCAAACTCACAGGCGATCACCACTCAGGCCAAGGTGGACGCGCTCACGGCCATCGTGCCGAACGCCAGCACCATCAAGGCGGCGCTTTATCTGGCATCGGCCACGACCGGCGCTGGCAATGCGGCCTACACGTCGACCGGCGAGGTATCGGGCACCAACTACAGCGCGGGCGGCGTGACCGTGACCCATGCCAACGCGGCCACCAGCAGCGGCACCACGGCGTATTGGACCCCGTCGGCAGATATCGTCTACGGAACCGGCGGCTCGCCCGTGACGCTCGCCACGGCCTTCGATGCGGTCATGCTCTACGACACGTCGCGCACCAACGCCAGCATCGGTGTCTTCACTTTCGGGTCGCAGACGGTGACGGCCGGCATCTTCACCTTGACGATGCCGACCAACAACAGCACGACCGCGCTGGTAAGGTTGGCCTGATGGCGACGCCCCCGCCCTCCAACGTCGAGTTCGTCAGGATCGACGACAGCGCGTTCTACATCGCCAGCACGTCGAGCCAGCAAGTCGACGTAGACAGCTACATCAATCAGCTTCATGCCCTATGCGTCTCGGCGCTGGGCATCGGGGCGACATTGCGCGCGGCGGCAGCGGCGGGCGTCGGCAAAGCGGCGGATGTGGTGACGGTGTTTAACACCGTGGAAGCGTTCTCCAATGAGGAAAAGGCCAAGGCGTTCCTACAAGCTTTGCTGGCCGTCAAGGGCGCCTAGCGGCTCGCCATGGCCCTAACCTGGGTCTTTCTCACCAGCGCCAGCGGTAGCACGTGGACGCTGCCGAGCGACTTCGGCGCGCCGTGGGAAATCCATGTCATCGGGCCGGGCGGGCACGGCCGCAACGGCACGCCGACCAGTCCATATAACGGTGGCGGCGGGCAAGGCGGCGGCTTCGGCAAGTCGACCAATGCCGGCGGCTTCAGCATGGGCACGCCGGGCGTCACGGCGCTGTCGATCCAGGTCGGGGCCGGCGGCAGTTCCACGGCCACGTGGATCAAGGACAACACCAGCACCATCATCGCGCAGGGCGATTACGGTGCCACCGCGACAACGGAACTCGGCGCAACCCGCGTCCAGACCAACACCGGCAGCACGGCCACCTATAGCGGCGGTTCGGGTGGGTATGGCGACCAGTCCGGCGGACGCGGCGGTGGCGGCGGTGGTTCGGCTGGACCCAACGGCGCGGGTGGTTCGGGCGGGAATTCCACGGCGGGCAGCACGCGCGGCGGCGGTGGCGGCGGCGGGTCCGGCGGCGGTGCTGCTGGCAGCGATTCCAACTCGCCCGGCGTTGGTGCCCCTGGCGGCGCCAACTACACCGCGAGCAAAAGCGGCGGCGCAGCGAACACCGCAGGGCAGGGCGACAGCAACGGCGCCAGCGGCGGCGGCGGCGGTAGCACCACATCAGCCGGCGGCGCGGGCGGTTCCGGGCAGGAATTTGACGCAACCCACGGTTCCGGCGCGGGTGGTGGCGGTGGCGGTGACGGTGGCGCGGGTGGCAACGGCGGCACGTACGGCGGCGGCGGCGGCGGCGGCGGCTATTCCAGCGGCGTTCGCGGCACGGGCGGCGGCGGCCTTATCGCCATCGGGTACACGGCGGCCACTGGCACTGTAGCCCTTACCGGCCAAGCCGCCACCTTCGCCGCAGGCACGGCGGCCGTCTCGCACTTTCAGGCGCTCACCGGCAGCGCGGCTACCACATCCGCCGGCACGGTAGCCCCCAAGACGACGGTTGCGCTCTCCGGACAGGCGGCAACGTTCTCGGCTGGCACGGCCGTCCCCTCGCCTGCGGTCTCGGCATCCGGCCAAGCCGCTACGTTTGCCGCTGGCACCGTAGCGCCGTCGTCTGCCGTCGCGCTGGCGGGCGAGGTGGCGACGTTCGCGGCCGGCACCGTGACCGTGCCAGGCGATGTGACGGTTGCGCTCACAGGCGCATCGGCCACGTTCTCTGCGGGCACCCTGACGGCTGACGCATCCGGCGGCGGCGACACCCACGACGGCTTCATCCGCCGCTCCCGCCGGCAACGTGCCCTAGACGCAGCAGAACGCCGCCGTCGCGAGGCTATGGCGCAGGAAGCCGTGGCGTTGCGCCTGTCGCTAGAGGCGGCGATGGGCATGGCCGCAGAGGTGGTCGAGGAAGCCCCTGCGGAGGCCGTGGAGGCCGTCCAGGCGGTTGCCAAGCGTGCCGCGCGCCTGGCGCCCACGCTGGCCGACACGCGCGCCGACGAGGCGTTGCTTGCCTCTGCGCGCGAGGCTGTGGCGGCGCTGCGGGCGGCGGTGGACGAGGCCGCGCGAGCGAAGGCGCTGGCCGAGGATGACGAAGAGGTTTTGATGTTGTTGAGGGCGCTGTGAAACGCAAATACATCTGGCACAACGGCGAATTCGTGGACGTGACCGACTGGAAGCGCCCGCCGAGCGTGTTCCCGGCCATCCACCGCGACGGCATGGAAGCCGCCATTCACCCCGCCACGGGCGAAACGTTGGACAGCAAATCGCGGTTTCGCGAAGTCACGAAGGCTCATGGCCTCGTTGAAGTCGGTAACGATTGGCGGAATAGCCACAATCCCGCCAAGGAACTGGCCGCGTCGCGTAAGAAAGACATCGCAGAGGCGTGGCAGAAGGTGGAGCAGGGCTATCAGGCGCCACCCGTCGAAAGCGTCTCGGATTGGGGCGAGACTCGCGTTTACGGGGATGCATGAGCGAAACCATCGAAGCACCGCAGGTTGACACACCCGCTGAGGCGCCCGCCGCCGATCCGGCTGACGACCTGCGCGCGGCGATTGGCGCGGCGTTCGATGAGCATCTAGGCCCCGACGAGACCGAGGCGCAGCAGCGTGACGAGCGCGGGCGGTTCACGCGCGCGGCGGGGGATGAGCCTGCCGAGCCGGAAGCCCCGGAACCGACAGAAGAGACGCCGACCGATGAAGTCAAGGCCAAAGCCCCCGAGGAAGCCCGGCCCGCGCTGCCGCCGGAACTAGCACCCGTCAAGCAGGTGCTGGACGAATACAAGCACCTGTATGCCGCCAAGGGCGTGGCGCCGGAAGCCGCCGTCAAGGCGCTGTTTGATGCCGAGGTGGCACTGCGCCAGAACCCGGATCAGGCATTCCCTGCGCTGGCGCAGGCGTTCGGGTTCGACATCATGGCTTGGGCCAAGGCGCGCATGCCGCAGCCCGCACAGAATGAGCAGGCACAGACACCGCCTGCCGACCAAGCGTATCAGGCTTTGCTTGCCAAGGTGCAGCAGCTTGAATCGCACCTGACTGCCCAGCAGCAGCGAAGCCAGCAGGCCCAAGCCGCTCAAGTCGAGCGACTGGTTGCCGATTTTGCCGCCGATCCCAAGCACTCCCATTTCTCGACCGTTGAGCCGCTGATGGCCGCGTTCATTGAGAAGGGTGCTGCCAAGGATCTGGAAGCGGCCTACGAAATGGCGTGCCGCGCGCATCCCGACGTGTTCCGGACGATCCAGCAGGCCGAAGCCGCCGCCAAGGAAAAGGCGCAGCTTGAGGCCCAGCGCAACCGAGCAGCCCAAGCGAAAGCCAAGGCGGTAGGCGTGCGCGGAACTCCGACCGTCAACGGGTTTGCGAAGCCGCCCGATGACCTGCGCGGAACGCTCAACGCTGTCTGGGATGGCCGGGTCAACTGACCCACATCCGACAGGAGTAACAGGCGATGGCATCGCCCAATGTTTCCGAAATCGTCACCACCACGCTTCGCGCGCGCAGCGGCAAGCTGGCGGATAACGTCACCCGCAACAATGCGCTGCTGATGCGCCTGAAGGAGCGTGGGAAGGCCAAGCCGTTCTCCGGTGGCCGCACCATCGTGCAGGAAATCAGCTACGCGCAGAACGGCACCTACAAGCGGTATTCCGGCTACGAGGTGCTGAACATCACGCCGTCCGACGTGTTCACCGCCGCCGAGTATCCCATTCGGCAGATGGCGGTGGCTGTCAGCATTTCCGGTCTCGAAATGCTCCAGAACAGCGGGCGCGAGGCGGTGATCGACCTTCTGGAGTCGCGTATCCAGAACGCCGAAGACACCTTCATGAACGGCCTGGCCTACGACGTGTACAGCGATGGCACGGCGACCGGCCAGATCAACGGCCTTCAGTCGCTCATCAGCACGGCGCCGACTTCCGGCACTATCGGCGGCATCGACCGTGCGACGTGGGTGTTCTGGCGCAACATCGCCTACAGCGCGGCCACGGACGGCGGTGCTGCGGCCACGAGCGCGAACATCCAGCGGTACATGAACACCGTGGCGATCCAGTTGGTGCGCGGCAACGACGGTCCCGACATGATCGTGGCCGACAACAACTACTACCGCCTGTATCTGGAAAGCCTCCAGGCGATCCAGCGCGTGACTGACGAGCGCGTGGCGGGTGCAGGCTTCACCGGCCTCAAGTACTACGGCGCCGGGCGTTCCATCGACGTGATCCTCGACGGCGGGTTCCAGGGCTACTCGTCCGACACCAACCCGACCACGGGCGGCGCGCCGACCAACACGATGTATTTCGTGAACAGCAACTACCTGTTCTACCGCCCGCACCGGGACCGGAACATGGTGCCGCTGGACCCCGACCGCTTCTCCGTCAACCAGGATGCCATGGTCAAGCTGATCGGCTGGGCCGGCAACATGACCATCTCCAACGCGCGCCTTCAGGGCGTGCTGACGGCCTAAGGAGGGGCACAGCAGATGACCACCTATATCGCAGGCATGGGCATTGGCGAGGGCTTCAACCCCGCCATCTCCTACACGGTCAGCACCTCCACCCCCGAGTATCCCGGCGCCCCTGTGGCGGTGGGCACGCACATCCACGGCTCCGATGGGTCGACGTGGGTGTTCTGCGTGGCGGGCGGCTCCATCACCGCAAACGATGCGGTGCTGGTGACAACCAACTCGTCTTGGACCGTGCAGGCCATGACCTCCACGCTTGCCAAGGGCAAGTTGGGGCAGCGCGCGGGCATCGCGGGCGCCACCGCGACCTCTGGCCAGTACCTCTGGGTGCAGACCAGCGGTTACAACTCGTCTGTCAACGCGGCGACCGGCGCCACCGGCTTTACCGTGCTGCACTCCAGCGCGACGGCCGGGCGTCTGACTGCAACCGCCGTGGGCGGCACCAGCGCTGCTGTGACCGGCATCGTTCTCCTGGCTACCGCTGCCAGCAACACCGCTGCGGCGTTCATCACTGGCTGCGCCATCGGCGCTGACGACTAAGGCAACGCGGGGAGGTTTCGGCCTCCCCGCCAACCTGTGAGGGTTTATGTCCGACCTAGCAATGCTTTCCGGCCAGATCGAGTATCAGGGCGAATGGGGTGGGATGGTCATCCCCGCCGACCGTCGCATGGTCCGGTTCGCGAACGTGCCCAAGCTGAACGCGGTCAAGACCGAGGAAGCCGGGCGCCCCATCTACGAGAACCAAGTCGTTCTCTATGTCCGTCATCCCGGTGAGCGCGACGAAACCGCCGTGGCGATGAAGGAACACCACAAGTTCGAATTCCCCCGCGCGTGGGCGGCGTTCGAGGCTGGTCAGCAGCCCGAGGCCGAAGGCACGCCGCTGTCCGTCCTGTTCCCGAACGACCCCGCCATCGTGCAGCACCTTCGCGGCTGCCACATCTTCACCGCCGAGCAGCTTGCGGGCCTCACCGCCGAAGGCAAGCGCCGCGTTGGGATGGGCGTCGAAGGCTACGTGTCGCAGGCGCAGAAGTTCCTTGATGCCGCCGAGAAGGCTGCGCCGATGCACCAAGCGGAAGCGATGATCCGGCGCCAGAACGAGGAAATCGAGGCGCTCAAGACGCAACTTCTGGCTTTGGCTGAATCCAACACGCGGGGCCGTCGCCGCCGCGCCGACACCGAACCCGCAGAGGACGAGTAACCATGTTCAACGCTCTTGCCACTGACCTGATGGGGGTCGGCTTCTCCGCCGGCCAGGCCAACCAGATCGGCTACGCCATCCGCAGCGTGACCGCAGCCGGCACCACACAGGGAGCCGGCGCCGCCGTTGGCAAGGGCGTGAACGAGGTTGCCCTCGTCACCACCAGTTCCACCGACTACGCCGTGACCATCAGCAGCGGTCTTGCTGTGGGCAAGGGCGTGTTGGTCACGAACATCGCGGCCAGCATCTACGCATGCAGCATCTTCCCCCCGACTTCGGGCACCATTGACGGTGGCAGCGCCAACGCGGCCATTGTGCTCAACGGCGGCGAAAGCGCGTATGTGTATCGCGTTTCCACCACCGCGTTCTGGTCCTGGCGGCTGCCGCGTCCCGGCATGGTCCCTGCGTCCGTTACCGGCGTGGGCACCGCGCAGGGCGGGTCGTCCCCGACCATCTCGGCCAACTCGTCCAACCTGCTGACCACGGCGGTTGGCCAAACGGCGGTGACGGTGGATTCCGCCATGCCGATTGGCGCGCAGCTTGAGGTGTTCACCATCACCGCTACGGCAGGTCTGGTGTTCCCGCCTTCGGGCTGCACCATCAACCAGGGTTCGGCCAACGCGTCGTTCTCTGTGGCGCAGAACAAGGGAATCATCCTGCGCCGCATGTCGGCCACCGCGTTCAACGCCATTCTGAGCGCCTAACCCATGGGCAGCAGCCTCCTTACTTTGGTGCAGAACGCCTGCGCCGAGTTGGGGCTTGCTGTCCCCGGCACGGTGGCGGGCGCGACGGATCAGCAGACGGTGCAGATCTTCGCGCTTGCCAACGCGGTGGGCGCGGACCTGCTGACCAAGAGCCAGTGGACGGCGTTACAGACGTTGGCGATTATCAACGTGGAGGCGCCCACCGTCACCACGGGCACGATCAGCGATGGCGCGGCCTACGTCTACAACATGCCGTCGTTCCCGTCGGGCACCGTCACCAACTTCATCCTGTCGGGCAACGGCATCCCCACCAGCGCGCGGGGCGTGGAGAAGGCGACAGGGCCGGGAGGCACCACGTGCCGGATCGACAGCCAATGCACGGCGGATGGCACGGACATCGCCATCACCGTTTCACGTGACACCTACCCCGTCCCCGCCGACTTCGACACGTTCATCAACGATACGCAGTGGGATCGCGGCAACCACTGGCGCTTGCAAGGCCCTGCGTCGCCGCAGTTCGATGAATGGCTGCGGTCCGGCATCGTCACCACTGGCCCGCGCCGCTGGTTCCGGCAGGTGGGGCGCGGCTTGGACGTGTTCCGGCTGTGGCCCCCGCCTGGCACGAACGACGTGCCGGGGCCGCTGGCGTATGAGTATCTGTCCAACTACTGGGCGGCGGACTCTTCGGCCACCCCTAAGGCTGCGTTCACCGCCGACACCGACACGTGCATTTTCCCCGACCGGACGGTGGTTGAGGGGATCAAGTGGCGCTTCTTCGCGGCTAAGGGCTTTGACTATTCGGCGTCGTTCGCCATCTGGCAGCGGCAGGTTGACCTTGCGATTGCGCGCGATGGCGGGTCTCCGACGCTGAACATGACGCGGCGGAAGTGGCCCTTCCTCATCAGCCCCGCGAACATCGCGGACGGTAACTGGTTTGGCCCTGGCAACGAATGAACGCCATCCGCCCCGCCCGCATCACCGCCCGCCCCGCCAACTTCCCGGTGGCCACGGGCGGTTGGAACGCCATCGATGCCTTGGACGCCATGCCCAAGGACGACGCGGAGACGCTTATCAACTTCTTCCCCACGACCACATATCTGCGCTTGCGCGGCGGCAGCACGGAATACGCGGATACCACCGTCAACGAGCCTGTACAGGCTATGGCGACGTATTCCAGCGGCACGGCTGACAAGTTGCTGGTGCAGTGCGGCGGCGACTGGTTCGACGTGACGGGCGGCACGGTGACGTATCTGGAAACCCCCGGCGGCAGCGAAGTGTGGTCCACCACCAATTTCGCTACGGCGGCGGGGCAATACCTCATCATGGTGAACAACGGTTCGCCCGCGTGGGTGTATGACGGCGCGACGATGGTGGCCGCCGTCAACACGGTGGGCGGCGTGGCGTCGACGGTGCAGTTCTCCGCTGTGTGCAGCTTCAACCAGAGGCTCTACTTCGCGGAGACCAGCAGCCTTTCGATCTGGTATCTCGACGTTGGCACCTACCAAGGGGCGCTGACTGAGTTCGACCTTGGCCCGTTGGCGACACAGGGCGGCAAGATCGCCTCCATCGGCACATGGACCCGCGACAACGCGGCGGCGGGCGCGAACGAGATGTTCGTCGTCGTCACGGATCAGGGCGAGGTGTTCATCTATCAGGGGCTGTATCCGGGCGGCACGTGGGGCTTGGCGGCGCGCTTCGTGGTGGGCAAGCCCGTGTCGGGGCCGAACTGCCTGACGCGCGTTGGCCCCGATCTGGTGCTGATCTGCGAGGATGGGTTTCAGCCGCTTGGCCAATACCTGCAACTCGGGCAGTCGCAGGCGCAGCGTGTGGCCCTGTCGCGCAAGATCGGCAATGCGGTGACGCAGGCGGTGACGACGTTCGGGACCGAGGAAGGCTGGTGCGCCACCCTGCACCCGGCGCTGAACATGCTCCTATTCAACGTGCCGCAGGGCGGGGGCGTCTACTACCAGTATGTCGTCAACACCCTGACCGGCGCGTGGTGCCAGTATCAGGGCATGAACGGCAAATCGTGGGCCTCGCTCAACGGGGTGCTCTACTACGGCGGGCCGAACGGCAAGGTGTTCCTCGCGGAGAGCGGCACCAGCGACAACGGCGCGGACATCGTGGCTGAGTATCGCGGGGCCTACCAGTATGTCGGCGGGGAAGGTCTCATCAAGCGCGCGACGATGGCGCGTCCGGTGTTTCAGACCACGGGGCCGATTACGGTCTCGTTCGGCATTGATGTGGATTTCAACAACACAAGCCTCACCAACCCGGTCACGTCCTATGCCAGCGGGGCGCTATGGGGCACGGGCCTGTGGGGCGTGGCGACGTGGGGCAGCGGCATGACGCTCCAACAGAACTGGATCGGGGTGAGCGCGCTAGGCTACGCGATGGCGCCGCATTTCATCATGCAGACCGGGACGATACAGGCGCGGTTGATGAACATTTCGGTGCTGTTCGAGCGGGGGGCTTACCTATGAACCCGCGCAATGATCTGATTTTCGGGCAGGATGAGCGGGTGGCCAAGTGGGTGGCCAAGCAACTGCCGCACGTCGGGGAAGCGGGGTTCGGCCCGTGCCGGGCGGTGGCGGTGGTGCACGGCGGGCGCCCGCTTGGGGCTATCGTGTACCATGATTGGAGCGAGCAGCACGGCACGGTGCAGATCAGCATGGCCACGGTATCGCCGCTGTGGGCCAAGCCGCAGACCATCCGCGACCTGTTGGCCATCCCGTTCCTGCAATACGGCGTGCGCAAGGTGTGGACGTGCATCCCGTCCGATAACGAGCGCGCCATCCGGTTTAACGAGGGCATCGGCATGAAGAGCGAGGCGAAACTGCGCCATCAGTTCGGCCACAAGCGCCATGCCGCGATCTTCGGGATGATGCGCCATGAATACGATGCCCGGTGGGGCGTGAAGGAGGCCGCGTAATGGGCAAAGGCGCAAGCGATCCCCCCGCCGCTCCCGATCCGAAGGTCACGTCTCAGGCGCAGACGGAATCGAACGCTGCCACGGCACGGCTGACGGCGCAGTTGAACCGCGTCAATCAGGTGGGGCCTACGGGGAAGATCACATACACGCAGGGCGCAACACCGCTGGACCGCACCACCTGGGAAAATCAGGAGGTTGCGAAGGCCCGCGCCGCATGGGATGCCGCGCATCCTGCCGGCACCACACAGCCCGCGCAGCCTGATTGGATGTATGACGGCGGCGGTGCAGGCGACAATTTCGGCGGCGGGGGCGGCGGGGTAACGGGCACCGTGGCAACGCCGGGCTTTGACGAGACGGCGTTCCGGCAATCGCTGGCGGGGCGCGACGTGCCGACCGTGCCGGGGCAAGATCAGTGGACGATGACCACGGAGTTGAGCCCCGAGCAGCAGCGGCTTTACGACCTGTCAACGCGGGCGCAGACCACCTACGGCGAGACGGCAAACACCATGCTCGACGCCGTGAAGGGGCAGCTTTCCCAGCCCATCAACATCGACTGGAACGCCGAGCGCGACCGCGCGCTCAAGGCGCAAATGGGGCGGTTGTCGCCCACGCTGGCGGCGCAAGAGGAGCAGTTGCGCTCCCGTCTGCGGAACAGCGGCATTACCGAAGGGTCGGAGGGCTGGAACCGCGAGTTCAACAACCTCCAGCAGGGCCGCAACGACATGCTGCTGGCGGCTGACCTCAACGCGGGCAACACCGTGGGGCAGGCGATCCAGCAGGTTGCGGCGCTGCGGGGCATCCCGTTGAACGAAGCGGCGGCGCTTCTGACCGGGCAGCAGGTGCAGACGCCGCAACTCGCCAACACGCCGTCGACGCAGGTGGCGCCGACCGATGTGTTGGGGGCGTACAACACCCAGTATCAGGGGCAGTTGGCCCGATATAACGCGGAGCAGCAAAACCAAGCGGCTGGGCTTGGTGGCATGTTCGGGCTTGCCGGCACGCTGAGCGGTCTCGGAATGCGTAAGTGGATGGGGATGCCCTTCTGATGGCTGAAACCCTGACGGCTATGTTCCTGCAAAACCCCGAACTCGCCAACGCTATCCGGCGCCAGCAGTTCGGGGCCAGTCTCATGCAGCAGGGCACCGATTCCTCCCCCATCCGTTCGCCGTGGCAGGGCCTTTCCCGGCTCGCGCAGGCGCTTGTTGGTGGGTATGAGCAGGGGCAGGCGGATAAGGATATCAAGGAAGTCGGGGCGAAACGCAGCAAACTCGCTGAATCTCTGATGGCGCCGTATGGCGGCGGGATGCCGGCACAATCCGAGGTGCAGCCCACGGCGCCGGTTGCGCCTGTGTCGCAGGCACCGTTGGCGCCTCCTGATATGGCGGCGCTGATTGAGGCTGAAGCGACAAAGCGGGGCATGCCGCCACAATTTGCTACGGCGTTGTTCGGCACCGAAAGTGGGTTCAACCCCACGGCGCGGAACCCGAAGTCCGGGGCTTTCGGGCTTGGACAGGTGCTTGCAAGCACGATGGCAAATCCCGGCTACGGGATGCAGCCGACCACCGAGGCCGAATTGTCCGACCCGCGCAAGGCGGTGCCGTGGTCGCTCGATTATCTGGCAGCGCGCGGCAAGGCGCTTGGCGTCACTGATTGGAACGACCCGCAGCAACAGGCGCGGGCGCTTCGGGCGTATGGCGAGAACACCGACGACTACGTGACCAAGGTTCAGTCGCGGATGGGGCAGGGCGTGCAGGTTGCCGGCCCCGGCGCGCCCACCGGCCAACCGCAGCGCATGCCCGGCACAAACGATCTGGGCGAGGCGCAATACTACGAACAGCAAGCCATGCGGGCGCAGGCGGCGGGGCTGCATCAGGAAGCGCAAATGCTGATGATGCGGGCGCAACGGGCACAGCAAGCCGCACTTGCCCGGCAGCCGCAGGAAACCGAAGCGCACCGCATCGCCGTGCAGGCCGGCTTGCAACCGGGCACGCCCGCGTATCAGGAAATGATGCTCGCCATCCTCAAGGGGAAAGCGCAGGGGCAGGTTACGAACATCACCATGCCGCCGCAGACGCAAACCGGGCCGATCCCGCCGGGCTACCAGTTGGTTCAGCGAGACGGGGCGCTCCGGATGGAAGTCATACCGGGCGGCCCTGCGGACAAGAAGGCGACCGGCGAACAGAAGAAAGAGGATTTACGCGACGCGGCAACGGCGCGTTCCGGCAACATCGTGATCGAAGATATCGACCGCGTGGGCAAGTTGCTGGACACCGCCGTTCTGCCGGCAACCGGCATGGGCGCCACCACCTTGTCGGGTATTCCCGGCACGGCGGCGCACGACGTGTCCAAGTTGCTGGACGGCATCAAGGGCAACATCGCGTTCGACAAGTTGCAGCAGATGCGCGAGGCATCGCCCACGGGCGGGGCGCTAGGCGCTGTGTCCGAGCGCGAGTTGGCGCTTCTGCAATCCGTGTTTGGCAGTCTGGAGCAATCGCAGGGGACAGCGCAGTTCAAGCAGAACCTGCAACGCCTGCGGACGCTGTATCTCGACATCGTGCATGGGGCGGGGAAGTGGAAGGAAGCGGCGCCGGGTGGCGGTGCTGAAACGCCGCTGTCCGCCCCCAGCGGCGACCGCCCGCCGCTTAGCAGCTTCGCGAGGTAGCCATGGCGTTCGACGTAGAGGGCGCGCGCAAGGCTGGTTACTCGGATGCCGAGATTGCCGACTTTCTCGGGGCAGAGGGCAAGTTCGACGTGCCCGGCGCCCGGAAGGCGGGCTATTCGGACGACGAGATAATCCAGCATTTCACCACGCCCACGGCGGACGGTGCAGGAACGGATAAGCCCGGAATCGGGGCCTCATTCATGCGTGGCCTCGGCCTCGGCACGCGCGACGCCATCGAGGGCGTGGGGCAGTTGCCGGGCATGCTCTACGACGCGGCGCGGCTGCCGGGGCAACTCATCACCAAGGGCATCAACGCCCTTGCGCCGACACAGCAGACGTTGAGCGGCGTGGTGACGGGGCAGGCGCCCAAGCCCGCGTGGCAGATCCCGGACGGCTACAGCAGCAAGGACGTTCTTACGGGGACGGCGGATGCCTTGGGTTTACCGAAGCCTGAGACGCAGGGTGAGCGCCTCCGCAGCGATGTGGGGCGTAATGTCGCGTCTCTTATCCCCAGCATGGGGGCAGGGGCCGCCATTCAAGGTATGGGGCCAACGGGCCAAATGCTGGGCAATGCGCTTACGTCGGCGCCTTGGTCGCAAATCCTTGGGGCAGGTGGCGCCGGATACGCAGGCGGCCTTGCTCGCGAGGCGGAACTTGGTCCTGCGGCTCAGTTTGGCGCTTCTCTGGCTGGCGGCATTACTGGCGCGGCGGTGCCGGGCGCGTTGAGCCTGACGGGGCGGGCGCTGTCGTCTGCGATCCAGCCGTTCCGGCAGGGAGGGCGCGAAAGCATCGTGGCCGAGGCCCTGTTGCGCAATTCGTCTGATCCCGAGACGTTGGCGACACGCCTGCGGGCAGGTGCCGAGAATGGCGAGGCCCGGCTGCCAGGTTCTCCCATCACATCCGCCATCGCTGCGCGCGACCCGCAAATGCTGGTGCTGGAGAACGGCCTGCGGTCTGATGCGGGCGCGGCGGGCGGTATGTCCCCTGCGGCTGCGATCCGCGACGTGGAGGCGCAGCGGAACGCCAATCGGTTGAGCGTGGTGGATGCCTTGCAGCGCGGGCAGGCGGGCAACGCCACGGCGCGGGGCGATACCCTGCGCGATGCGCTGTTGAACTCCGAAAAGGCCATGGGCGCGCGCACGACGCAGTTGTTCGACATCGCGCGGGATCGGTCCACGGCGCAGGTGCCGGCCGCGACCGTCTTTGAGCGTGCCAAGACGGCGTTGAGCGTGTTCGATCCGAAGCGCGGCGGCGCGGGTGTGCCGGCTGAACTGCAAAGCGTGCTGGACGATATCGAGGGGCTGGGGCGGCTCAGCGTCGATCAGGCGCAGAACATCCGCAGCCGGTTGGGCGACATCGCGGGCCGGGCATCGGTGGCGGGGGACAATCGCCTTGCCAGCGCGGCGGGCTCCGTCTCCACCGCCATTGAGCAGGAAATGGCCGACCCCCGATGGATGGCAGCCGTTGCCCAGCGGCGGGAGCAGGGCGCGGCGTTGGGGCGTGACGCGGCAGGATCGGCGGCAACTGGCGCGGTGTTGCGCACGGACAAATACGGCGCCCCTATGCTCACCAGCGACCAAGCCATCGCTAAGGCCCTGTCGTCGCCGCAGTCTGCCAAGCAGACACTTGAGGCGGGCTACAAGGCGTTGGACGATGCCCGCGCCGCCCGGATGCCGACCGAGCATATCGAGGAACTGGCGGCGAGCGTCCGCACGATGCGCCAGTCCATGCGCGACCAATTTGCGGACAACCTCAAGCGCGCTTCGTCCACAACCTCCACCGTGGCCGACGCGAGCGGCAACGTGACCACCCAATTGAGCCCGGCGCAGTTCGCCCGCTGGTGGGAAAAGAACAAGGCAACCGCCGACGTGCTGTTCGACGCCGCCGAACGCAAGACGCTAGACCGGCTGGCGGCTGACTTCGCGGAAACGACGCTGACGAACCAAGCCCGCGCACGAGGCAGCGACACGGCGCAGAACCTGTCGGTGGGCAACTTCATATCGCGCCTGACCGGCGGCACGGTTGATCCGCAGAACCCGCTTGCCCAATCGGTGGTGAAACTCGGCCCGCTAAGCCGGTGGCTTTACCAGTCATCCGACGACGCCATGAAGCAGATGCTGGTGCAGGCGGTGCGCGATCCGAAGTTCGCGGCGCAGCTTGTCGAGAAAGCCAGCCCGGCCAGCCTTGAGCGGGCGCTTACCTACATGAACGAAGCCCGGTTGCGCGATGCCGCCGTGGGGGCCTTGGCGCGTGAGGTGCCTAGGGGGCTGTCAGCCACCACGCAAGACCAAAGGCAACTGCCAAGGCCAACGGGCCGATGACTGCAACCGTGATGCGTAGCCAGGGAATCATGCGATGAGCCGGAACGGCAGCGGGTCATACACCCTTCCATCCCCCTTCCCTTCTGGTTTCCAGAACGGCACGGCCATTGACGCGCCGACGATGAACACCGTGTTCAACGATATCCAGTCGGCCTTGACGGCAAGCGCGGCGGCGGATGGGCAGACCCCGATCACCGGCGATTGGGATTGGGACGGCAACGACCTTACCAACGTCGGCACCTTCAGCGCCACCGCCGTCGCTGCCACTGACGCGGCTGTGAGCAATGGCCTGACGGTGGGCAACGGCGTCGTCGTCACCAAGGGCGGCGTGGTGGTGGGCGCGGGCGGCTTGGCGGTGACCGGCGGGGCGCTGGCCGACGTGGTGGCGATTGGCAGCGGCGGGCCGAACTGGACAGCCGGGACGGGCGTGCCCGTGGCGGTGCAGCCCAAGGGGTCCATCTGGACGCGCACCGATGGCGGGGTGGGATCGACGCTCTACGTCTCGCAAGGGGCTGGCACCTGGAACGCTGTGGCTGGGGTGTAGGCGCTAATAAAGCGTTAATGTTCCTAAAAAGTCGTGTTCTCGTCTAAAGGTTGTGGCGATGCCCGGAGATTTGTTCCATGACTGAGGCAGTCGAGCGCAAGGATATGCAGGCGGTGTACGAAAGACTGACCCGCCTAGAAGAGAGAGGCGCAGCCCGCGACGAGCGAATGGCGCGCATGGAAGGCGCCATGGTCAAACTCGTTGAGCGGGTGGAGGTCATCGGGCAGGACGTGCGCGACGCCAAGACGGGGTTGCGTATTGGCTTATGGATCAGTGGCACGTTGGGGCCGTTCCTCGCGGGCGCTGCGGGATGGGTAGCGCATAACTTTTGGCCTGGGAAGTAACCATGACCGCACTCCAACGCCTCCGCGCCATGTATGCCGCCCTGCGTGGCCAGGTGCCCGAGACCCGCGTCATCACCATCCCGGCGCCGTCTGCCGATCCCACGTTGCCCGATACGGCGGCGCTGCGGGATCAGGCGGCGGCTGCGTTGGAAGCCGGGCAGAAAACGGTAGACGCAGCTAAGGCCGTGCTGGCGGGGTTGAAGGGGCGTTGATCTTGTCCCGTTCCGCCGCCTGTATCAACGGCGCAACCTCAGCCAATACCGCCGCCATCCATTCCGTTCCGTTGCCAATTGCCCAATCGAATGCACGATAGCCGGCGGTTTTCCATTCCTGCGGAACCTCGTGCAGGTTCATGGCCCCGGCTCCTGGGCGGCGGCGATCATGGCGCGGGCTTGCCCACTGATACAGCGTGATGGTTGATCGTCAGTGGCCGGAGTTCCGATATCTCCGCAAACCGGGCATGGGTCTTCGGGAGCCAGTCCGCCGTGGTCAATCCGGTCGAACGGACAGGTTTGCCCCACCGGCACCACCGCATAGCCGGCTGCGCGGAGGGCTGTGTCAACGCTGGCCGCGTGCGTCTCGTAGATCGAGGCTGTCTCGGGATCGTTCGCCTTGAATGTCTCCCACGACGGATGAGGCAACGGTGCGCCAGCTATCTCGCGCTCGTAGAGCCATATGGCTGCGGCCATCACATCCCGCACACTCACAGCCCGGCCTCCTTCGCTGCTTTCAACATGGCGGTTGCTCTACCATCCGCCCGCAGGAACCGCGTCACCAGATCGTCGGACAACCTAAGCGCCGCTGACGGCGGCAGGCTTTTCACGGCCGCTTGCATCGCCTCCAACGCCTCCACCAACCCCCGCACGATCTCGGGGGAGGCGGCGGGTTTGCGTGATGCGCGAACGCCCACCCCGAACCATTGCCCGGTAAACCCGCAAGATGCGCAGACAACGCGCGTCATCCCATCTGCGCGCGTTTCTAATGTGCCAGCCGCTTCGCATCGCGTGTTGTCGCTCATGGCGTGGCGCTCCGGGCGCGGAGGCTTGCGATGCAGAGGGCGAGGGCAGGGGTGGCTGCGTATGTCTCGTCAATTCGGTGCAATTCGTTGCCGGGGCCGACCTTCCACACGTCAGCCCCGCCCGCGCCGAACACGATCCAGTCCCACCCCTCCGGCACCAGCGTCAGCGCGGCGTCGAGGCTGGAGGTGTAGGGGCACGCCTCTGGGATTGATGGGTTGATGAGTTCTGGGTCAGCAAGGCTTTCGGCCCAAAACTCGGGCGTCCACCCCGTCAGGAGCATTTCGGCATGGATCGCGCTATCTAGCCCCCGATCCGCCCCCTCTGCCCGCTCCAACCGCGCGATCAGGTCCACCAACCCGCCACCATCCCCGGCGCTCGTTGTGTCGGTCATCCCGTTGTTCTCCCTCATGGGTATTTCATCATGACGCAGATTTGCGCGCTTACTCACCGGCGGGCGGCTCCGCGATAACGGACGCGGCGGCGGCAGCTAAAGCCATACACCCCGGTTCGTCGCATTCACGGTTGGGCCAATCCAATTCGTCGGGATGGTCGGCGGCCATCTGCCAGCATGGCGGGTCGCCGTAGAATGCACATGTCTCGCGGCAGATTGCGCGGGCCAGTCGCTCCACCATTCTCCCGGTGTCGGGAATATGGTCGCTCACGGCCACACCCGCCCGGCGAGCGTGGCGGCGCGGTGGGCGTTGTGGCCGGTCACGAATTGCGCTTGCGTCGATGTCAATGCCGTCATGTGGTCCATCGGTTTCGCCACCACACACAGCACGGCCCCAGCCTCCGCCTCGGCCAGCGCGAGCGCGGCGGTGAGCGACGCGCGGGCGCATCGACGTTCTTGCTCCCAGGCATCGCCATACTCCTCACGCCATTGAGCGAACGAGGCATCATCGGTGGCCAACGTGTCGTTGTAGGCAAAAGCGACCGACGCCCGCGCCGCCGCCTCCACCATCCGCTCCGCGATGGTCATGGGGTTAACCCTTCCCATAGCCGTAGCCGTCGCCGGAGCCGGAGCCGGAGCCGGAGCCGGAGCCGGAGCCGTAGCCGTAGCCGTCGCCGGAGCCGTCGCCGGAGCCGTAGCCGTCGCCG